ATTCCGCTTTTAATCATCTGCCGCACGTTTAGGCGGCGAGGCTTTTCGCTGACTTTTTTTTTGATGTTTCGTCATTGACGTCGGGCATAAACGCAACGCCCAAAACTGCTTGCGCAATTTGGTAAAAACGCAAAAGGCTTTCTGGTCCAGCCGCTTGGATTATCGCGTCGGCCTCGGCATCTTTTTTGCCACCGCCGACCAAGCCAAGCGCCAGCAAGTCGCGCACTTCTTTTGAATTGGGCTTTTGACCGCGATCAAAAAAACCTTCCCAAAGTTCAAAGATGCCTCTGTGCTTATCTTCAAAACGTTCAATTTCGCGGTTACGCAAAACAAATGAATAAGAGGCGTCACCGATTGTTTCGACAACGCCCCCTCGTGGTGCTTCAGCGGTTATCATTAATCAGCGACGAATGTGACCAATGTCGAAGATGATAGGCTTATTGAAAACGTCACAGCGCCTTCGGTTTCGCCGCCCATCTCAAAACTATCAACATGGAACGCGCCATAATAACTGCCAAAACTTGGCACAGTAATCTTGATATTTCTGATTGGGCTTGCCGAGAGAACTAGCGTGTTCATTGCATCTAAGCTGGTCGTGCCAGCAAAAATGCCGTCGCCTGATATAGTCATCTGTTTCAAACCAGACAGGCTCTCCGACCAAATCACGCCAGCTTCAGCGCCATCAACCGGCGTTGTTGCATCAATTGGGCTGTTGTTGATTGTTAAAGACTTTGAATTGATGCCTGCAATTGTTGTATAAGTGTCGTTTGCGTTTGCATCGCCATCGGCCTCTGTGCCTAGACCCAGCAATAAGCCGCGACCTAACTGTTTTGCCATAATCACGGCTCCTTCTATTGGGATATGGACGTCATCCGACGTTCAAAAGCGGCTGCCTAAACCGCAGAAAGGCGTTGAAAACCTAATCAGTTTCCATCATTACGTTGAACGAAATGTACGCCGTATAGCCTCGGCCATCGGCATCGCGTTCAGCGAAATAATCATCAAAAATAAGTTCAATCAGGTTAAACCCGGTCGTCGTTACGGTGGCCTCTTGCCTGTGCAGTGCAGTCCTGACAGCCTCGACAACTTGCGTGGCCTCAACGCGACCTGACGCGCTACGAGAATGCGCGCGCATAGTTAAATCAACCCGCGCGCCTGTCTTGTCATCGACGTCAAAAATGCGCGGCTGCACCTCAACAAAACGCAAATATGGAAACACAACATCTGCAGGCGGCTCGTCATATACGCGCGTTGAGATCAGCGCGGTCAGATCGGTGTAATTAATCAACCGCGTGCGGATACCTTTTTGCAGCGCAAGTCCAAAGCCGTCGGCCATTATGCTTTCTCCATTCCGATTTTAACCGCGCGTTTGATTGCGCGTTGGAATTTATCGCCAATGAAATTGCGTGTTGTTTGGATGTACTTATAACCCTGCATCGATCCGCGATCTTTGCGAGTTGCGCCATAAGAAATGCTGACCTGCCTGATTGCGCTTTCTTTTGTGCCTGTGTTGAAATTGACAAAACCTAAAACGCCGTTGTCGTTGACCATGACGTGACTGGTAATTGCGTCAATCGTTTTGCCGCTGGCTTTTGGCGCAATCCTGCGCGCAAAATTTCGATAACGTTTGGTTGATCGCCGCGTAACTTTTTCCAATTCTTCGCGAACTGTGTCAGGCATTTTTTTAAACTGCTTTGATAAAGCGCGCTGGCCCGTGACCTTCACGATGCTACGCCTTTTTCTAAAACAAACTCGCGCATTTCGCCCTTGGCGTCGGCCTGTGTGGCGGTCTGTATTGACCAAGTAATACCGCGCGCAATCACGCGATCTGCCGCTGTGATCGCCGCTGTGACGCTGTCTGAGCGACATAGAAGAATGGCGCGCGCTACGTCTTGCAGTGCGCCGCCTTCAACCTGCCGCTGACCTGTTTTTTCTGTTAATTCTGCGGATCGTGCCGCCAAATCATACCAGTTGTCATATTCGTTGCCATAGGCGTCGGACCCAGATTTAAGCCGCTGAAATGTGACGCGGTCGCGCAGCAATCCCGCTCTAGCCATACCAGTGACCTCGACTTTGACCCAGCATTTCGTCAAAGCCAAATGGCACGCTGATCAGCTTGTCGCCTTGCGTGGCCTCGCGGTTTTCGTACAAATGCGCCACCAGCATCATCATCGCGTGTCGGATATTTTGAGGTACACTGTAGGACGTGCCGCCATAGCCGCACGCATATTGAATTTGGATTGCGTCATCTCGCTGAAATGTTGTCGGCCAATTAAAGCCGTTTTTTGGCGCAACAATTGTGCGCGTTTTTGTGCCAAGAATATTGTAATTCGACAAAGTGTCAGTCTGCAGCGCGTTGTTAACGTCATAATATTTGACTGCAGATACAGATTGCACAGGGCCAAGCAATAGCGTCACAGTGCCGGGGTTTTGCCCCAGCCATTGACCCCAAGTTTGCGTCATCATGCAAGCACCCAGCGCGCCTGTATTGTCAACATAGGCGACCGCAACGCCAATCAGGCGAGAGATGATCGTGTCATCGTCATTATGCTCGACACGCAATTGCGACTTGGCTTCGGCCAACGATATAGGCTGCGCCAACGGTGGCGTGACCAGTTCAAGTGCGTGCTGTGCGGTCAGTGTCATTTTTTGGTCGCTTTGCTTTTAACGACTTTTTTCACCGCGCGTTCAATCTTCGTGGCGTTAATTACTGGCTCGGCAATGCCAGCCTCAATATATCGTTTACCTTCAGCATCGGTGACTTCGATTTCATCGCCAAAGTTATGCGAAAAATCGGCACCCGCCATGCTGGTCAACATTCTAATTTTCATTTTGAAAAACCTTCCAAAAAAGGGAATGGGCAGGGCCATGATAGCCCCGCCCGATATCAGTTAAGCAGTGATCATGTGCTTGATTGCGGCGGTGTTAACCAAGCAACCATCAAAGCGGATATAGCCAAGAATGCCAAAGTCAGGCGCAAAACGCTCACGCGCGACATAGATCGAAGGCGCGCCAACTTTGCGAACATAAAATTTTGACATATCGCCAAAGATCATGACCTTTTTGGCAGTCGCCAAGCTGTCCATCGCTTGGTTAATGACAACATTGTAGCCGAGTAAGCTGTTAGGCACCCCAGCTTGGAAGTTTCCCATTTGCCACAGGTAATTCCCGTTGCCATCTTTCAACTTGCGAACAGCCGACAAAGTGCTGTCGTTCATCATGATGGCAGTGTTGGGCGAGGCTCGATATGATGGATCAACCGAGTGGATCAAATCAAGGATTTCGTCACCAGTTACAGCCGCAGTCGCCGCCGCAGTTTTGCCGAGTGTCGATGCGGTCACAATACCTTCGACCGCGCTTGAACCAGAACCAGTGGTCAAGGCTGTGTTAGCAGTCCGACCCATGCGCTCACCAAGCAATTCGCCAAGCAGGCTTTCCATGTTTAACACACTGTCAGTGTTCAACTCCGCAGACCAGCGCAGCCATTCGGTGTCAAATGCGTATGCGCTAAGAGTTTTCTGCGCAAATGTTGCATCTTTGCCGCCGTCATCCGTTGGCTGTGTGCCTTCAGTATGGGCAGTTGTTGTGACTGCAGTGTCATCGATGGTCGGAATATTGAACGTGTTTCCAGCCGCTGTGTTGATAGTAGTGAACAAAGCGTCGTCATACATTGGACCACTGGCAAGCATTGCCTTTTCAATATACCCAGCAAGTTCAACAGGAACAGTGAAACCACCCGCCGAGTTTGTGCCGGCAGTTTGAACGCGGTTTTCTGTTTCCAAAACTGAGCGCGCTTCAAGGCTCATATTGGCAACACCACCGCTTGCGATCATTTCGCAGAATGCAGAGCGGTAAGAAATTGAAACGCCGTTATCAACCGCAGGCGCGCTGCGATCTTCGAATTGTGGGCGCTTGGAGTAGTCAATTTCTTCTGATTTGGCGATTGCCGCGTCAGCTTTTTCCATGCGCTCGGCACGTTGACCAAGCTGATCATGATCGGCCATCATGGCGTCAAATTCACGCTCAATTTCAGCGGCACGATCTTCTGG